GCACAAATTGCCCTGTGCTGCGGTTGAACACCGTGGACGGCGTGTTGTAGGCCTTACCGCTGTTCGGTTCGATCTGCTGCCCGCCGGGCACGACCAGAAAGGGATCGGCTTGCGTCGTCTTTCCCTCAATGTCGTGCATGTATTGCACCAGGCTCCGGCGCTTTGTCGGGTCTTGCTCAGTGGCCACCTGGTTGCGCGCAGCTTCCACGAGCTTGTTGGTCCTGTTTGTATAGCCCGCCGCCTCGCCAGCCTGGTTGATCTTCTGTTGGTCCAGCATGGCCGAAACCAGAGATCGCCGATCAGCACCAGCCTGCTGCATGCCTTCACGCTGTAGCCCGGCGTTCTCGCGCATCGCTGCCTGGGCCATTGCTGGCTGGGCTTGCTGCAGTGCGGCGTCGGTGGCCAGCGCCTGCCGATAGGCCGTGGCATCTGGGCTCATATCTGCGCTACGGCCAGCCCATTGCCGCGAATTGGTGATGCTGCTGGCAGCTGTCTCCAAGTTCTTCAGGTTCTGGCGAGCTGCCCAGTCGTTGCCGCTGTGGCGAATGCCAGCGGCTTCGATCAATGGCACGCCATTGGAAGACGCGGCGCCAGCGGAAGACGGCTGGCCGGCATAGGAGGCCAGGCCCTGCTGCCCGGCAAGGTTGTCGGCGGCAGCCATGTTCTGTACGTTAGGGCGCCCCGTGAACGTGCTGGACAAGCCCATGCCGCCCGCTTGATCGCTGTATTGGCCGCGGCCGTGCTGGTACACGCCGGGCATGAGCTGTTTCTGTGGCTGGGGCGAAGGCGTTGCCGGTGCTGGCGTACCTGCAGGCCCGCCCTGCTCTATGGCCGCGGACACCAAGGGATTGGGAGACTGCGCGCCAGGTGACGGGCTAGCTGCCGGCGGGCGTGGCCCGTTTGCATTCGCAGCGCTCGCCAAGGCCGCGCCACCACCCACCACTGGAACGTAGGGGCCTACTGCCTGGGCTGCAGGCGCTGCCGTCTGCGCCGCGCCGAAGGCCCGACCCACGAGACTGGCACCACGCGCAGCAGCACCAGGCACGCTGGCCGCGCCCGGGATGGAGCTCAAGGTGTTGGTGACTTCGCGGCCGAGACCTGTGTTCAGAGCACTGTTCTGGGAGCCGTCGGCGGTAGGTGCCTTGATGCCGCCGGTCGGGATCTGCGCGACTCGGCTGTCCAGCGAAGCTGCAGCCGCATCGCCAAAGCTATTGCTGCGCCCCTGGCGCTGGGCCTCGTCGAGGATGGGATTGGTGGCCATGAGAGTTCCTTGCGGATTTGCTTCATGGCAGTGTCCGGATATGCTCTGCGCCCGTCGACCCCTACAGGGGGCAAGAACAATCAATCAGGGAGGATCTGTATATGACACCAACGCCAGCATTGCCTATGTGGCTTGAAGTCCTGAAGGCTGTAGCACCTTTGATTGCGGCATTGCTTGCTGCCGGAGTTGGTGCGTGGGTCGCTCATAAATTCGGAACCATTCAGGCTGGCATTGCACGGCAACAGGCAGAAACGGCAGCTAGGAAACTGAAGCTTGATGTATTTGACCGACGACTGACCAGTTACAAAGCCATCAAGGCCTTTATCACCAACGCCTTCCACACAGGCAACTTCACCCCTGACGAAAGGCTCAATTACCTAACCGAACTGGGGACGGCTCGTTGGATATTCACACCAAGGGTCTACGCATACTTGCAAGGTGACTTGCTACAGGTATTGGACGAAATGCATCGCACCTTAATGTGCACCAAGGATATTCAACATCGTCCTGATGGAGCACATGTCCAACAGGACAGAAATGAAGCCTACGAAAGCATGAGATTGCAGTTTCGCAGGATCGAGGAGGTTTTTGGACCAGATCTACAGCTGCAGCCCTGAGCCAGGCTATTTGCTATCCCAAATCCAGCGCCGCGCCTTCAAGCCACTTTAAGCCAGCGGCCCAGGCCCCACATCCGCCTCGTGTGACCGCACCCACTCTTCGTTCCGGCCGCTGACCTTGCGGCCGAACTCCTCTTCGAACTTGGCCAGGGCAACGGCGGCCTTGGCGTCGTTGTGCATGTCGGTGTCTTCGCGGCCATAGGCCCGGTGCTTCATCCAGTGCACCAGCGCCGGGTGCAGCTCCGGCCGAATCTCGGGCTTGTCCGCGTCGTGGCGCAGGGGCTTGAGCGGGAGGCGCTGCACCGTCAGCCGTAGCGCGCCATCCTGCGCCGGCCGCGGCCACAGGTGCAGCTTGCCGGTGGTCATGCCGGTGACCAGGCGCCGCGGCCGGTCCTGGCGATCCTGGAACTGCCAGCCAGGATGAAAACGGTCCATCTCTTCCGCGCTGATGACCGTCACCGCCTGGCCATCCGCAAAGGCGCGTAGCACCCGGATCACACGAGCGTCCAGGTCCACCGTCTCGGCGCCGGCCACAAAGCTGGTGGCGCACATCGGCGACGAGGAGTCGCGCAGCAACTGGCCACGGCGGCAAGCTTCGTCCTGACCCTCGTTGACGTAGATGGTCAGCAGTTCGTCATCGCAGAAAGGCGGATCTGCCTTGTCCAGCGTGTCGGCCCGGTACAGCGTGATCAGCTCTTCGAGGGTCATGGCCGGCTCCGCGGAATCAGCGCGCCTCGCGCAGCACCGCGGTCAGCCAGGCGCCGCCATTGGGGTTTTGGTCGCTGATCACGCTGAAGGGATAGCGCAGGCTGTGCATCGAACGCAGGTGGTTCATCTTCTCGCCCAAGCGTTCGTCCAGCGTCTGCGAGAAGTCCGTGCGCTTGGCGCGGGCCAGCACTTCCACATATTTGCGCTTGACGGCGATGGGCTCGCCGCGGGGGATGAACTGGTTCACGCCGTTCACGCCCACCTGCACCAGCATGGGATCGTCGGGGTCCTGGGGAGGATTGACCACGATGGTGACCATCTCGTTCATGAAGGCCTCCATTTCGAAGGCTTCCTTGGGCAGAGGCTTGTCCACCACATCAAAACCGGCGTGGCCGCCGATCTCGCCCACAGCGCGGGTTTCCTCGGCGCCCAGGTATTCCGAGCCAGCGTCGATAGGTCTGCGTGTTGCCATTGTGTTCATCTCGTCGGGTTGGGGAATGGCGGCAGGCTCATGACCTGCCGCACAGAAAGAACCCGCGCCCGGTCGAGGGCGACGGGCAGGCCCATTACAGGGCGGAGACGCCGGCCTCCACAAGGGCCATCCAGCCTTCGTTCAGCAGCGTGCACTGCATGTAGAACTTGGCGCCGATGTAGCCGCGCTGGCCCAGCGGGTCGCTCTTGTCCTTCACGCCGGGCGGGATGTAGGTGGGGTCCACCGCATCGGCACCGCGCAGCGACAGCTGGCCCCAGGCGTCCTCGCCCACCATGATGAAGGGGTACACGTCCACCTTGGCCGTGCCCATCAGTCCGGTGGCGGCCACGTCGGCACCGGCGGCCAGATACGGCGCCAGCTCGGGACTGGTGATGAAGCGGAAGTTCTCGCAGGAACCAAGCTCCTGGGGATGGATGGGCTTGCGGCTGCCGTAGGCGCTGACGTGGGTGAAGCCCGGCAGATCGCGAATATCGGCCTCGGCGTCCGAGTGCACGAACACCAGATAGCTGGCTTCCACCGGCTTGGTGGCGATGTTCACGCTGGGCGCCAGGATGCCCGTGATGCGCTTGGCATGGTTCGCCTGCAGGTTGCGGCTGACCTTGCGCAGCAGGTTCAGCGTGATCTTGCCGGCCACAGTGGCACGGCTCGATGCAGCAGTGCCCGCATAGAACACGTTGGTGCAGGACTTGATGACGCCGTAGCGGATCATCTCGCGCAGCAGGCCCACGCGTTCGCCGCAGTGCTTCTTCATCTCGGCCGGCACGTCATCCTCGTAGGTGTCCGCCACCTGGTCGGTCAGCTGATACAGGCAGCCGTACTGCTTGATCGTCGCCGTAATGTCCTGCGGCGTCAGAGTGTCCGCATTGGGCGTCACGCCTTCGGTCAGCTCGTGAGCCGCGGCATTCACCGCAGGGCGGTTGCGGGTGTTCCAGTCCGTATTGGCTGCGCCGAAGGGCAGATAACGGCGGAAGACGATGGTGCGGCCGTTGTTTTTCGGCAGGCCGCGCTGCATGCCGGTGATGCCCAGCACTTCGGTTGCTACGGCATGAGCAAGGATCTCGCCCTTGATCTTGCCAATCCGCTCCGCTGGAGCGGTCGTCTGAAATTGCGCCATGATTCAACTCCTTGCGGGGCTCATTGCCCCAATGTCCGCTTGAACGCGGCTTCCATTGCTTCCATCTCGGTGGGCGCGGCCTGGGGGCGCGGCGCGTTGCCGCTGGGCGTCACGGCCGCTTTGAGCCGCTGCTGTCCCTTCGCGGCCTGAGCGGCGGCGCTGGTGCGAGCAGTGGTCCATTGGTCAAATTGCCCGATCACTGCGACCAGGCCGTCAGCGGTGCCCGCCTCGGCGAAGGCCTGCTGTGTCTGCTCCCCTTGTGCGGCCAGCCAGATATTGAAATCCTGCGACTGCACTTTCTCGCGCCAACCGCTGTGCATGCGGTCCATCACTGCCAGCTCGATCGCGGTCTGGTCCAACTCGGCCGGAGCCGGTGCAGACGCCGTGGCCACGGGTTGCTGCACTTGGGCGGGCGGGGCTGCCGGAGCCTGCGATGGAGGAGCGATGCCCAGACCACGAACGTAGGCGGCCACATCGGGATAGTCCTGCTCGAACTGCTGCATTTCAGCCGACAGCTCGGGCGCCGCAGTGGGCGTCGGAGCCGCGGCCGGCGCAGCGGGAGGCGTCTGCAGGCGGCCGTTGAGCTCGCCGATCTTCCCGTGCGCCTTGCGCAGTTGGAGCTCAAGGCCTTCCACCTTTGCGGCCTGGCCCATCAGGCGCTGGACCTCGCTGCGCTTGAAACCGTCGAACACCTCCGGGTCCTCTTCTGCTGCCGGCGCAGCGGGGGCGGCGCCCTCGCCTGCAGGTGCAGGAGCTTGCACGGTGGGTTCAGCGGCTGCGGGCGCCGCAGGCTCTGCTGCTGGCGAAGCCACCGGAGCCTCGGCGGCCGGCGCTGCCGGTGCGGGGGCTGGTGCTTCCTGGCCAGAGGCTTCAGCAAAGCTGCGTTCGAATGCGTCCTGCTCCTGCTGGTCTACGTTCATGAGTCATGCACTCCTGTGTTGCGTGCCGAGGTCAGTAGCCATGGCCACCAGCGTCAGCGGGTTGTGCCGGGGCCGGTTGGGCCAGCGCCAGCAGTTCTTTCCAGGCCGCGATGCGCCCGCGCAGTTCTGCGGTGCGGATGGCGTCCATGGTCGGGCTGTCGTTCTTCTCGCGCAGCGTGGCGAGCTGTTCGGTCGCGGTCTGCTCGAGCGCGCGCCACGTCGGCGAATTGAAGTCCAGGCCCTTGGTCATGGCTGCCAGTGTTCCCAGGCCGGGCGCCGCTGGCGAACCTCAGCCGGGGGTCAGCGCTGCGCGCCGTCCGCTGCCGGGGTCTCGATGCCCTGGCGCACGCCCAACAACGGGCTGTCAGGGTGCACTGGCGTGAGCGGGTCGGTGTTGGCCGGCATGGCGGCGGGCCCAGCCTGGTGATCCGCGCCAATCTGGCCAGAGGGCTGGGGCACGATGGGTGCGGCATCCTGATCCTCGAAACCCACCGAGCGTGCCAAGCCATCGGCCAGGCCGGCCACGGCTGGATTCATGGATATGAGCTGCCCGGTCTGCACGCCGCTGTACAACGTCTCCATGCCGGTATTGGTGGCGTCGGCATTGGCCTTGCGAGCCTGGGCCTCCAGCAGCTTGGCCTTGACCTGCGCCGTGGGGTCCTGGCCCTGCTGGGCGCGCTGAGCCTTCTGCTGCTCGTCCAACTGGAAGTTCTTGGGGTCGAGGCGCTGGCCCTTGCACAGCTCGGCAAACAGCTTGGCCGGGTCGATCTCGTAGGCCGGATCGCGGGCCAGGCCCACCATCTGCAACAGGAACTGCTGCTGAGCATCACGTTCGACCAGCGCCGACGATGCGCGCACGTCCACCTCGAAGTCCCCCTTGATGCTCTCGTCGTCGCTGTAGACCATCATCCAGTCGAAGTAGCGCAGGATGTGCGGCCGGGTCATGTAGTCGTCGAAGCGCTTGGCCAGGCGCCGCAGCACGCTGGTCGCGTTGTTGTTCTGCATCTGCATGCCGCCCAGGGTGTTGGGCGCATCGCCGCGGATGCCCTGCAGCATGGCCGGCATGCCCGTGGTGTCCTCGGCCATCTTCAAGGCGAAGGTGATGATGTTCATCAGCTCGGCCTGGACGCTGGGCACCACGAACGAGGAAAACGCGGCACGCACGTCCTGCACGTCAGCGTTGGCATCCGCGCGCCAGACCTTGCCCGGGCTCAGCGTATAGCGTCCATCCATGGGGGTGACGCCGTTGCCGATCACGACCTGAGGCGCGGCCGACAGGCCGGAGTTGTCCATCATGGCCCGCACGCTGCCGTTGAGCATGCGCTGCACGGTGCGGATCTGGCGGCTGATGCCCATGCCCCAGGGCAGGCCTGGCCTGCGCTGCCAGGCCAGCACGTCATAGGGGAAGTCGCCGTTCTCCTGCGGGCTGAGCACCACCTTCACCAGCCGGTCGTTGATCATCACAGCCATGGTCGGTAGCCGGTCTTCGTCCCCCTCTTCCAGCTCCACGCCCATGCGCGCCAGGTGCTCGCGGGCACAGTAGCCGTAGAAGATCCACATCACATACTCGTCGTCGCTCGCACGGTAGACCGACTCCGTGCCCTCGCTGGTGCGCGACGGCCCCTCGCGCAACACCGCCAGCAGCTCGGCCTGCTCGTAGCTCTCGTCCTGCAGCATCTCCTTGATCTGCCGCTTGCCGATGAACTCGCGCTCCCAGGTGTAGCTGCCGTTGTGGATGTTCTCGCCGCAGGCTGGGTCGGGGAAGAAGTTCCAGGCGTCGATGCGCTTGCTGCCGGGCTTGATCTCGTCCACCTTCACGAACTCGGTCAGCTGGGTGACGGGGTTGATATGCGTCACCCGCGCCGTGCGCATCACCGGAAACGGCCCCTTGATCACGCCGGAGCCGATGCGTGCCGCATCCTCGATCAGGTGGCGGACCTCGCCATGCCAGTTGCTCTCCACCAGGGGGTCGTCGATGGCGCGCTGCATGCGCTCGGCTGCAGCCTGGGCCTTGGCCGCAGTCTCATCCAGCAGTTGCTGCACCTGGACCACATCCGACATGCCCATGGCGCCGGCCAGCTTGTTGAGCTGCATTCCGCTCAGCCGAGGCAGGGGCGTGGGCTTTATCTCCCAGGACCGGTCATCCGTCGGCAGCAGCATGTCCGCCACCCGGGCGCTGGCCGCGTCCACATACGGGCGTGTGATGTTCATGAACACCACGGAGCGCACCGTCTGCGGCTGCCTGGCGTCGCTGCCCAGAATGGCCGCCTTGCGGCTGCGGTAGAGCTGGTTGGCATTCTGGAAGGCGCGGTTGGCGTCGTCGATGCCCTGGTAGTGCTCTTCGTCCTCCGTCCATTCCACCTCGATGCCCGAGCCGCTGCGGCCGGCGATCGCCTCGCGGCGCTTGCTCTGCAGCGTGATCAGGAATTCCCCGCGCAGATCGCGCTGGGGTTCACCGGCATCGGCCTGGGGCTGCAAGCCCCCTTGGTTTTCGGTTGCTTGCATATCAGTACCCTATCTCTCTATCCAGAGGCTGCCAGCCGCCGCCCGTGCTCCGGGCGACCACCGGCCGCGTGATGGCCTTGCGCTTCATCATCAAGGCGTAGCGGGTGGCGCTCAGCAAGTCGTCCTGCAGCTTGACCACCTTCCCGTCCTTGCGGTGATACAGGCGGAACTCGCCGAACCAGTCCTCGAGATGGCTGAAGACCTTGAAGCGCCCGGTCTGCATGCGCTCCAGCATTTCCATCAGCCCGGCCTCGACGCCGTTGCTGCCGTCTTCGAAGGTCGCCCGGTCCTTGAGCATCTTGAGCCCTGCCGCTGCGTACTGGATCGCCAGCTGCTCGCCACTGCCCTTGTCGTGCTGCAGGCCGTCGTGGGGCCAGGCCGTAGGCACCCATGGGCCCCAGGCCTTGATCGTGGCCGCGTGCAGGATGGGCGTGGCCTCCTTCTGGCGGTGGCACTGGATGACATACAGGCAGTCGCTATCGCGATCCCAGGCCAGTTGCACTGCGGCCGTGGGGTGGTCCCAGCCAAAGTCCAGGCCGTTGATGCGCACCCAGTGCCCGGGGATGGGGAACGCCGGCACCTTGATGCTGTTCTCGTCAACGGGGAAGATGCGGCCGCTGCCCAGCGTCGGGATGCCCTTGGATCGGGCTTCACGCTCGTGAGCCGGATAGCTGGCCACGATGGTCTGCTTCTGCTCCTGGGTGTAGTGCTCCACATCCCAGATGGTCATGTTGGTCACTTTGCGGGTATTGGCGCCGGGGTCGTTTGCCTCGGGCATCAGGAAGCGCATCACCACCTTGGACATGCCCAGCAGCGGGGTGAAGGTGGTCTGGGCGAACTGCCCGCGCTGGCCGTTGTTGGTACGGGTCAAGCCTTCGGAGTAGATATCCTCGGGCGGCTCCTCGTCGAACCAGACGCCGTCCACGGTCGGGCCCTGCCACTTTTCCCGGCCCTTCTCATACGACTTGAAGGCGATGATGGACTCACCGGCCTGCACATCACCGCCGCCGCCCCAGCGGATCACGGCGCTATCCAGCAGGTTGGCCACGCCCATGGCGCGGGTCGTGTCACGAATCGCATCGCGCGGAATCATGCCGGTGCCCCAGGCATCCACCGTGGCCGGCGGCCCGATCAGCATGCGCTGGGGGTTGTCGCGCGTGGCCTCGCTGGTCACGGAGCCGGCCCAGAAGGTCACCGGCTTCTCGAAGGTGGCGCCATCCCACCAGTCCGGATAGCGGCCCGTCAGGTGCATGGCCCATTCCGCGCCGCCAGCCTTGGTCTTGCCTAGCTGGTTGCCGGCCATGAACAGCCGTTCGTTGAAGGTCGCGCCAGCCTTGTGAAATTCGCGCTGCTTGGCATAGGGGCCGTACTGCTCCAGCTGCCTGCCGGCCAGCTCCCGCTCGACCATGGCCAGCATCGCGGCTTGCTTCTCGGGGGACAGGTTCATGCGCGGCCTTTCAAAGCATCGCGCATGGCCAGCAGCTCAGCCGTGGAAACCTGCTCCATGCCTTTGGCGGGCGGCTCGGGCATCTCGTCGCGGATGCCGTAGGCCTGGCGCTCCATCCCGATCAGCACCCGAAGGGACTCGGATAGTGCACGCATGGTGCTGCTGCGCGCGCCCAAGCTCGAGGCCTTGTTGGCGGCCTCGGCCAGTTTCGCCCGTTGATCCTTGGTCAGCTCCTCGGCTGGCGCGCTGCGCAGGATGGCCGCGGCTTCGCTGAGCGTGTCCGGGCTGGCACTTTGCTGCTCCAGCTCGGCCATCAGGCCCATGCAGATGCGGCGGCACCGTTCAATGTCTACGCGCTGGGCCAGACGGACCGAAGCCTGGGTAGACGCTGCCGCCTCCACCGTCTCCCGCTCTGCTGCAGGCGAGGCGTTGTTAACAGGCGTGTTAACCAGTGCCGCGTTAACCAGGGCATCGGCCTTCGAATTGATCTTGGCGGACAGGTCGCGGACCCATCCCAGCTTCTTGGCACGCTTGGCAATATTGACGTGGCTGGTGCCGGAGCCTTCGGCGATCTCGCGCAGGCTCTTGATGCCGGCCCGGAAATCCAGCTCGATACGCTCCCAGTCGGTGGCCGAGCGGGAGGCCCCGGGGGCTGCGCCCCCTGCGCTGGGGGCCTTGCTGGAATCTTGCTTAGGAGTGGTCATTGCTCGGGATGATCCCGAGCTACACACCTAGCGTCGAACCCTACCGGGGTGCCGGTCCGTGATATGGCACCAGTTCTTGCATATTCAGTGGTGGCAACTCGATGCTAATCAAGTACTCATTACCTGTGTTCTGCAATTTCGTCCACAACGCGAGCATCTGGAATCCGTCTTGATCCTGTGGTGCGCTCATCGCTTGCAAAAAAAGAGTTGCCCCTTTTATAAATTCCGTCGACGCGCTTCTGCTTGCAGGTTCAAGGTACAGGATGCTCTTGTAGAACCAAGCTTTAAACTCATCCAGGCGCACCACCCCCTCTTCGCGCTTGGTCACCGTGAGCAAGTCCATGATCTGATGCCACCAAGTAAATGCCTCTTGATGGGCCTGAATTCGCTTCTCAGCTGCCACCATTCTCAGCTGGTGATACGCCCTCAAACCCTCAAGTCGATTGTTGAAATCTGACCTGGCTCTTTCCACCTCGCTGGTGATCGCGCCAATATCCTCCTTCGTCGCGACGTTCTTGCCTTTCTCAGCTAGGTACGCACTCAGTGAGTTTTTACCGATATAGAACAGCAACCAAAGGAAAGGCACTCCCCAGGCCGCCATTCCTAGCCCCGTAACAAACCACTCAATCACCTTTTCCTGCATTGCATCCCCCTTATCGAACTGGGCGAATGCTACCGGAGCGCGATCATTGGCCGCCCAGCAAATCCATCTGCGCACTCCTCTTGGCCACGCCCTTGACCGCATCGCGCAGTTGCCGCTCCAGCTCCAAAATCTTCGTGGCCATCTCGCGCTTGGTGGCCAGCAGTTCGGCCGCTAGCTCAGTGGCCAGGGTGCCGGCCTCGACCCCCGACTGAATATTGCTGTACTGGACGGCATCGCCCACCAGCAGCGTGGCCAACTCTCGGCGCTCGCGCGGCCAGAGGTGAGCCACGATATCGCCGATCTCGATAAGCGACGTGCCATCGGCCATGCGCGTCATGGACACGGCCCGCGGCTCCGGCATGGGAGCGATGGGAGAAAACACCCCGGCGCGCAACCGGCGCAGCTCTCCGTTCTCGATCATGCGGCTGATGTGGTCGTCAACGATGGTCATCTTCAGGCCGGTGAGATCGCACAAAAGCTCGCGCGTGGCGACCTGGCCCTGCTGGTGCAGGTCCTGGATGGCGTCTCGGATGATCTGGCCGCTGGTACGGATTTCTTGAGGTTGCGTGGTGGTGCTGGTGGTCATGCGTGGCTTCTCCCGGTAAACTGCGATTGCTCAGGTCACAGACCGGGATCGCCCACCTCGTGTGGGCTTTCCTTTATCCAGGCATCGCCTTGCGGAGCTGGGCCATCTGCCGCGTAGACCACTCGGCCGCGGCGACGGCGATTCCGTTGCGATCCAGGTCGATCAGGCCGTCGAACACCTGCGTGGCCACGCGCGCAGTCTCCAGCTCAGCCTTGGTCAGCTGCACCTTGCGCCACTCGCGCAGCCTCTTGCAGATGGCCCCGTAGCTTTCGAGCTGGGCGGCCACGGCCGCTTCGGCTTCTTCTGTGAGTTCCTCGCCATCGGCCTGCAGCAGGCGGAACATCTGGCTGTAGGTGAACCCGGTCTCCATCCAGTCCCAGCAGTCCTTCACCGTTGCAGTTCCGTCCTCGAGGCGCCGCACGAGGTCGTGGTGGATCAGCTTGGCGTCCAGCTTCACGCCGTCGGCCAGCTTCGGACGCCAGAACTTGGGTAGGGCCACGGGCGCGCGGCGTTGCTTGCGTGCGGTCTTCATCGTTCGAAGCTCCCCATAAAGCTCTCCATGCAGGCCCAGCGCTGATCGGCGTCGATGGCCGGCCACAGCACGGCCTGGGCGTGCAGCGTCCAGAGGAAGGCGTCCACGGCTCGGTGCAGCTCTGCAAAGTCCGCTTCGTCCATGGAGTCGAACTCCAGGCTGCGCGGAATGGCGTTGGGCTTGCCGTCGCTGCCAGGCACGAAGTCGGCGTAGCCCGCGCCCATCGTCAGCCAGGCGCGCAGCTTGTCCAGCTCGGTGAAGGCCTCGGTACGCTCGAGCAGGCGCTGCAGCTTGAAAAAGAAGAACGCGTGATGCTTCGGGCTGCGCGGCAGCCGGAAGGTGAAGCCCATGGTTTCGCCGGGCTGCAGCGCCGCCACCGCCGCCTTGAAGCGGCCATAGGCACGCTGACCGGCAGGGTCCAGCCCGCACAGCTTGCCGTCCTGGCCCTTGGTGATGATGAGGCGGCTCATTGTACTACCCTCCAAACCACCGAGCCAGCGAGCGCCACCCCGAAGAACCATAAGGACAGCATCACCCAGAAGCCCGTGCGGCGGATAGACAGGTCTATATCGTGGTAGCCAGCAACGAAAGCAAACGCTCCTCCGCCCACGAATAGGCAGATGCAGGTCACGAGTACGGTCATGCCAGCTCTCCCCTGCCCCAGTGGGCCAGCAGCACCGCTTCGGCGCGGTTGTGGTCCTTCTGGCGGCTCAAGTCGCCGGCGGCGGCCGGATACAGCCGGCGCGCGGCGTCCAACGACTCCGACTTCTCGCGACCCAGGTTGAACGATCGCTTCCACGACTGCGGCGCCACGTACTGCAGCGGGTAGTTCAGGCACTCCAGCACGCTCTCGATGGCGCCAAGGCTGCGCATCAAGCTACCTTGGGTCTGCACCGCATTGTTGGCGCCGCCCATGGTGTTCACCTTCTCCAGCACGGCCGTGGGCTTGCCTTCGCTGGCCGGGCAGTGCTTGAGCAACAGCTGGCAAAGCGCGCGGCCGTCGATCTTGCGCTTCACCAGCGCCTTGGGCCCAGCCCCAGGTACAGGCATGGTGGGCAGATCGAACACTGCGCGCACCCCCAGGTGATCCAGCACTGCACATGCACCTGTCAATCCGGGGTCAATTCCAATGATGATCATAGTTCTCTGCTCCTGTTTTTATTCAAAATCTTCGTCTTGGCGGCGTTGTCCAACCCCAGGCTTGTCGCCATGCCAGTTGCCGAAGCGCACTAGGTGGCCCGTGTAGTGCAGGTTGATGTCGCCCGTGGCGCCGGCCCGGTTCTTGGCCACGCGCAGCACCGCGTAGTAGCGCCAGTCGTCGCCCAGGCTGGGCTTGAGGTGAATGGGCCGATGAGGGAAAAGCACGATGTCCGCGTCCTGTTCGATCTCGCCGCAGTCGCGCAGGTCGGACATGATCGGCATCTGATCGACGCGCTTTTCCACCTCGCGATTGAGCTGGGCCAGCAGCAGCACCGTGATGCCCAGCTCCTTGGCCAGCTTCTTGAGGTTGCGGGTCACCTCGCCCAGCTGCGTGGTGCGGTTGTCCTTGGGGTTGGTGCCCTCCATCAGGCCCAGGTAGTCCACGATCAGCATGCGCAGGCCATGCTTGCGTTTCAGGCCTCGGGCCTTGGTGCGCAGCGTGTTGATGTTCAAGCCGGTGCGGTCGTTGACGTAGAACGGCAGGCGCTTGATGCGCTCGGCCGCCGCGGTGACGGCCGCATAGTCGTCGTTGGTCATGCGGCGCTGAGGCTGGCGGATCTTGCTCAGTGCCACCTCGCCCTCCATGGCCACCTGGCGCTGCCACAGATCGCCGCGCTGCATCTCCAGCGAGAACATGGCCACGGTCTGGCGCAACTGGGCGCCATGCATGCCGATGGTCATGGCCAGCGCCGTTTTGCCCATGGACGGGCGGGCGCCGATGATCACCAGCTCGCCGGGCCGCAAGCCGCCGTCCAGTTGCTCGTCCAGCGCGGCTAGGCCCGTGGGCAGGAACGGATCGCCCTTGCCCGCGCAGCGCTCGTCCAGGTCGGCCATGAACTCGTCCATGCCGGCGTCGGTGCTCACCCACTCGTCGCCCGGGGCATCCACCACCAGGCTGGCCAGCTGCGCCGACACTTGGTCGACGCGCTCGCCGATAGGCACGGCATGGTCGCCGGCCAGCTCCCGGGCCTGCGTCACCACGGCCACCAGCTGGCGGCTCAAGGCACGCTCGCGGATGATCTCGGCGTAGCGGCGCACGGCCGACTGGGAAGCGGTCCCGCTGTTGTGCAGGTCGTTCAGTGCCAGCAGCTCCACCCGGCCCTGCATGTGCTCATGCACCGTGATCACGTCGACGGGCTTGCCGGCATGGGCCATGGCGCTGATGGCGCCGAAGACCGCGGCATGGGTCTCGTCGGCGAAGTCCTTGGCCTGTACCAGGTCGGAGATCACGTCGAACTGGCGCGCGTCGTACAGCAGCGAGCCCACCAAAGCGCTCTCGGATTCATAGCTGACCAGCGGCACAGCCTGAGCCGGTGCGTCGAAATCCTGCTCCAAAGGCGGCATCGTCATGGAGTTCATGCGGCAGCCCCTTGCGTCTTCTCGATGACGTGCTTCATGCCGCGCTCGGTCAGCAGAAAGTCGAAATCGCACTTCCATCCGGCGTGCTCAGCAGAGCGGTAGCCACGGCCCATCAGGAAGTCGTTCTCCCGAGCTCGATGGAAGTAGCCGCGCAGCCAAGTCATGGCCTCGTCGCCAGTGGTGGCCCGGGGCATTCCGTCCGATTTTTTGCTGGTCAAAACCCAGTTCCAGACCTTGCGCACGTCCTTGCGGCGCTTGTCCGTCGGAATCCGCACCCTGGGCAGCTCGGGCAGGATCTCGTGGTACAGGCCCACCACGGCGTCGAAATTGCAGCGCGGCAGCCCCTTTGCCCCGTCCGCCTCCCCTTTGCCTTCGGCACTGTCACCATCGGACTGCTTTTCGTCCGAAGAGAGTTTCTCGGCGCCTTTGCCGTCGGCGCTGCCGACAGAACCGTTAGGTTCTTTATTTAATTCCTGCTCCTGTTCCTGTTCTTGGCTTCGATGGGGCTTGCAAGGCCCTTCGCAAGCCCCTTCTATCCCCCTTGCCTTCGTCAGATGAAAAGCAGTGGCGTAGCGCTCGAAGAACTCGAGCAGGAAAGGGTTGTCAGGAAGGGATTCATAGTCCTTCTGGATGCCCTTGCAGCGCAGGTCCGTCGCCTTGAGCTCTGGCGCGACCTGGTAGCTGGCCATCTCGTGCACCCAGACAAATTCGGACTCCTCATCGTAGGAGCAGTAACCCGCTTCGATGCAGTACTGAAGCCCCTTCCTAGCCCCTTCTTCGCCCAGGCCGGTTTCGTGAGCCATGTACAAAACGGGCTGCGCGAAGAGTCCGAGCATGTTGGAGCTCGGCGAGGTCATCAGGTACATGGCCACAACAAGCCCCTCCGGGTGCTTGCGAAGGGCCTTCATGGTCTTGCCATGCCACATCTTGGGAGCGACCTTGGCGTAATCACGCATTGGGCATTCCTCCCACCGCCCGCTCCATCGCAGCGAGCCGTTCAGGGGAACGGGCAGCAATCAGCGCCTGCATGGCGTTCAAGTGGCCCTGGGCCTTGCTGCGGTGCTTGGCCTTGCCCGTGCGCTGGAAATCCAGCATCTGGGCGTGCATCAGCATGCCCACGGCCTGGATTCGCAGCTCGAGCGCCTGGTCCAGCAGCGGCATGGCGTCGGGCACTTCAGCGAAGTGCACCACCAGCGCTGGCCGCGGTGCAGGTTTTTGATCGCCGGCGCTGATCACGCCGACACAGGTGATTTGGGTCTCCATGCCTACTCCTGACCCCGCCCTTCATAGGCGTGGGTGAAGGCCTGGCCCGCGGGCGACTCCATGGGCCACGGGCATGCCTGTTCAATGGGAGTGCCGGCCGCGCGCGCGTCGTGGGCCAGCTGCTGGATGCGTTCAAAGCTCACGACCTCAGACATGGCGCTGCTCCTGCGAATCCTGGACCAGCGGATTGCTCGGAGCCAGAGCCACGGTCATAGTTGCCCTATGCCATTGAGCCAAAGCCCACGCCTCCAGGATTTCATTGATCACCAGATTCCGGCTCGCGCTCGGGTCCGTGTGTCGCGTGCGGTAGTTCACTTCCGCGTCGATCACATCCATGGTGAATTTGCGCACGCTGGCGCGAAGGTCCGTGCGCTCGAGCTCCGGATTGCGGCCGCGCGCGTAGGCCGTTTGTTGTTCATTCAGTGGCATTGGTCAGCCCTTTGGGACGTGGACGAAGCCCAGGCCGACGATCTGGACCTGGGGCCGATGTGTCCGGAGGGACACCGGGCGGCATGGGATGAATGGCTTGCCGAATTCGCGCAGCGGCGCGGGCACAGCGAAAGGGTGGCCAAGGACACCTTCCTAGAATGAGGATTCCACTCATCACCCACAGGAAGGGCCTTGGCCATGGAAAATCTGCCGCCACAAATGAAAATGATTGCTTCGACGCAGGGCGATGTGCTTGCGCTGCAAGTGGCTATCAATGCGCTCATCGAAACACTTTCCCCAGCGCAGAGCGAAGCGTTCTTAGAAAACATCGATAGGCAGGCAGAGGCTGCACGGGCATCGTTACCGCCGTCGGTAATGCCGGAGGAGGCAATCCAGCGCTTCGAACTGGTCGTGAGGACCATGCGGCCCACGCCGTAGCCTTTTCATTGATCAGCGCTTCGTACTTAGTGCGCTGGTCAGCCATGGCCCACCTCGCCCGCTGCAGGTGCTTGCGACGAAGCCAGAGCCTGTGTCGACCTGAGATAAGCCCAGTCAACATCCGGCAGCATTTGCTCGCAGCGAATGCGTCCCTCGTTCATCTTCTCGAGAGTGATGCAGTGCTCTGCAGGCAGCGCTCTCTGGCCATCGCGCCAGAAGCAGACGGCCTGCACCGATACACCGCATTGGCGGGCGACCTTTGCTGGGCCGCCAGCATCTTGGATGGCTTGAGCAATTGAGTTCATACGGAAAATTCTACAGTTGTAGATTGGATATTTCAACAACTGCATTTGCCCGCATTCAACAAATGTTCAATGATCGACAGCTATGGCACTCGGCGCACGCATCCGTTACTACAGGGAAAAAGCAAACTTCACCTTGGAGCAGCTCTCCGAGCGCTCCGGTGTGGACGTAGGAACAATTTCTGCTCTCGAAAATAGAGACAGCAGCAGGTCTAAGTTCGCCACGGCTATCGCCCAGGGCTTTGGCATGACCCTGGAAATGCTTGAGGACGAGTCTCAGGACTTGGATGTCGTTGCCCTGATGTCGGCGCCACGCCCACCCAGCGCCCCTACGCCTGTCGGTGTACCCTTGTCATCCCGAGATTTGCCCCCCGAGGGCTACGTCCGCCTCCCCGTGATGGCGGAAGCCTCTGCGGGGCCTGGCAGAGTTCCTCTGCTGGAAGCAATTCAACCCGTCGACGTGTTGGAGAGCTACATCCGTCAGAAGCTCAACGCCAACCCTCGCAACTTGAAGGTACTCACTGCTCGTGGTAGCAGCATGACAGGCGTGATCGAAGACGGCGACATCATGTTTGTGGAACCCACCACCGAGTTCAACGATGACGGCATCTACATCCTCACGCTGGATGATCTGGTCCGCGTCAAACGCCTCAGCGTTTCAATGGCCACGGGCAATGTTCTGATCGAAAGCAATGACGGTCGAAAGACCGAGGAACTGCCACTGAAAGAAGTTCCGTATCGGCTGCATATTCAGGGGCGAGTTGTTGGTTCGTGGTCTCTGCGTAGCTTCGCTTGAGCGACTACCTCCTGGTCAACTCAATGGATCCCGTTTAGTGGTTTTTAGGCCCACCCCGAAAACCAATTTAATCAATGACTTAGGAGGAGAAATGTCTAGTTTAGTCCCGGCCCAACAGCAACTTTTCCAGGTTGAAAGGCAAATAGAGTTTGACGGCGTAGAGATGGGCGTGCTTGAAAATGGCATGCCTTTTCTTTCAGAGTCAGGCCTTGCAAGGATGTGCGGCATCGATAGAAAGGTGCTCAATCGGCTGGCATCCAATTGGGATGATGAAAAGCATAAGCCTCGCGGGCGGCAAATAGGTCAGCTTTTAGAAGTTCTCAATTACTTCGAGCCTGCGCTTTTCCTGCGATGCGAGCATAACGGCTCTCCTACCAATGCATACACCGAACCGGTTTGCTTGGCGCTTCTAGAGTATTACGCATTTGAATCTGACGAGCCTCGCCCAGAAGCCCAAAGAGCATTTCGTACGCTTGCTCGTACATCTTTCAGAACCTTCATCTATAGGGCCGTTGGATACACCCCAGAACAAAAGGCTCTAGATAGCTGGAAACACTACCATGACCGCATCGACATGACTGCGAATAGTGTTCCAAATGGCTTTTTCGGGGTATTTCAAGAAATAGCTGTAATGATTGTGCCGATGATCAGGTCCGGCGTTTATGTGAGTGACCGCGTTGTGCCAGACATTTCGGTGGGCAAGGCCTGGAGCCAGTATTGGGAATCCCATGGCTGCACTGCAAAGTATGGCGAAAGAACTAGATACCCTCACTCATACCCAGACTACTACCCACAATCTAAGTCAAACCCGCAGCCCTCATTTGCATACCCGATGAACGCCCTGGGGGAATTTAGAAATTGGCTTCAATCAAACTATGTGGCTACGAAATTTCCGACTTACATTCTTGGCCAGGCGAAAAAGGGAACTATTGATAGTCAAACTGCAAAACTCACTTTAAGTGCGTTTGAAGTTTCTCAAATCGAGCTAAAAAAATAAGTTAATCAAGGTATTAACCCCTGTGCGGCAAACTATTTAGCTGAATTTAAGGAGAAATATGCCAAGAGGAAAACCTGTAGTCCTAAGTAACGGCAGAAATTGGAGCAAGAAGGGGGACGCCAAAGATCACTTCAAGAAAATGCTTCACAGATACGGGCCGGGAGATCGAGTGACAACTCAAGCTGATCACGATGACCTGCTAGCACTAGTTACTGACTACGATGGCGTAGA